TGTAAGTATTACATACATCAGAGGATAATGAAAGAAAGAGGATGCTTGCATCAGACGATTCGGAAGATCAGAGACGAGAAACTTGGTGCTTGCCTCAAGATTCTAGGGTGGTCAATAACGGCTTATGCTGGGCTTAGACTCCTAGCTCGATCGAGTTCTGCGCTCACTGCTTTTTTCTCTCGAATAAAACCGGAATCTGCTTTGCGACCAGAAAATGTCACTGAAGTGGAGAAGAGAGAAAGTGGTTTTAATATGTGGAAAAAAGAATACGTTAAACCAAATCTGGGTGGTGATATTATCACAGCTACCCCAGACAATCTTGTACAAAACTTGATACGCTCTCGCTCTTTGGTCCGTATACGATGGGAAGGCCGCGATCATAATGGTATCGAAAAGACGTCTTGGACACATGGCTTATTCTTATGCGATAAGCACTTGTTAACTGTAGATCACCATTGGAAAAATTCAAATGGTGAGTATAAGCAGCAGATGCATTATACCACTTTCAGTGGGCCTCCAGATGATAATGCTCGCCAGAGAGAACATATGGTGCATTTTTCGCATAGTGTTAAAATACCTGGTCATGACTTACGTATTGTTTACGTTCATGATTCCGGGAGCATGCGGAACATACTCAAATGGTTCCCAGTGGAATCTGTATCTCAGTGTGTAGTGACTTTATTGACTCGAACTGAAGACGGCAGTGTTATACAACTAGCCGGTCGTACAGAAGGCGAGCCACAGAAAATCCAATATGGTGCGGCATATGCTGGCGATTTTTTCGGACAAGTGATTTACGGCAATTCTGAAACTGTGTTGCGAACTGAAGATGGCATGTGTGGTTCACCATGGATTGCCCATACCAAGGGACCTTGTATCCTTGGCATCCATACGGCAGGTCAGGGATCAGGACCTAATAAGAAGGCTTTTATGAGCTTTGTTACTAGGAAGGAACTCAGCGATGCAATTGGTAAATTTGAACACATGGTTGGTGTTTTAAAAAGATTCGATCCCAGTCCAGAAAGTGACGTGATTTATGGTCGAAGGGTGATTTCTGATAATGAAGTACACCCTAAGTCTTTTGTGAACTACATACCCTCACCCTCCTACTCTGTGTTGGGCAGTTGTGAAGGCGGTGTTACGCCAAAAAGTCATGTTGTC